ACTTCGAATCGATCTATTGATTCGTCCAGATTGACTTAATTCTTCCAGTTACTGGAGAAGGGATTTCTACTATGTCTCGTTACGAGCACAGTATTCGTGAGGCGAACAGCCTCTTGAAGAACTTTCGCGCGCCGTCGGATTCTACCGACAAGTCTATTCTCGATTACCTTTCATCGTTGGATTGCGCTCGGTCGCTTACGGTTGCCATGCTGTATAAGCATGGTGAACATGAGCAACTGCTGGCCTTATCATGTGACGCAATGTCATATGAGTCGGTTTACGCCTTCCGCAATGCCTACGCTGCAACGCTTTTTCTTTCAAAGGCCGACTTTTTAGTCGTCCCTTTCAAGAAAGACGTTGTTGCCTTAGAAAAGTTTGCTCAGTATGAGCAGCTTTGTAAGCATACTAACTCACGGTTCCGGAATCTTTCTTTAGACCCTTTGTTCCGGGGGTCTAACGCTTCATTGCTTTTCGCGATGGAACGAAAAATAGCATCGATTCTGGGTAAGTTTGATGGTGATGAATGGTTCGAGAATGCAGATTGGGGCCCTGGCGTGACTACCACATTAAAAGGTAATCACGTTTCAGCTACCAATAAGTTCCAGTCAGAGACTGGGATAACACGTGATTTGTACGCCCTCGTAAGCCCTTTGATGGAAAGGGCATACCCTAGTTGGTTTGCGCATCTGAGTACCCGGAATTTTGGGGAAGAAGGCTTTGACCAATTTGGTGTAGGGAACACATTATGCACTGTCCCGAAAAATTCGAAGACGGACCGCGTCATTGCCGTGGAACCAGCGTTAAACCTCTGGTTCCAGAAGGGCATTGGCACAATGATTCGTCGTCGTTTAGCTCGGGTGGGCATCGATCTTCAAGACCAGACTCATAACCAGCGTTTAGCACTGCTGGCTAGTAAGACTGGTCATTTGGCGACGATTGATTTCTCGTCGGCAAGCGATTCCATTGCTCGTGAACTGGTCCGTGAGCTTTTGCCTACGGATTGGTTTACTTGTATGGACGCTTCGCGATCGAAGCTCGGCGTGACAAAGTCGGAAGTTCTTAGGTGGGAGAAGTTCTCCAGTATGGGGAACGGTTTCACCTTCGAGCTCGAGTCACTGATATTTTATGCTGCTGCCCTAGTGGTTTGTGACCATACGGACAGCGCCGGATCTATCAGTGTCTACGGGGATGATGTTATTATCCCCACGACTGCTGTCACACTCTTCTCTGAATTTTGCACGTTTCTCGGGTTTAAAGTGAATATGGCGAAAAGTTTTTCTTCGCCAGATCTTCTCTTCCGTGAGTCGTGCGGCTCTCACTACTTCAGAGGGTTTGACTGCAAACCTATTTTCCTTAAGGAAAAACTTCGAAATGCTCAAAGTTATTTTAAACTGGCTAACAGTATCCGCCTTTTTGCTCATCGCAGTCATTTTAATACTGGCTGTGATAAGCGGTTTAGGCACTGTTATTATCGTCTGGTTGAAGGGGTTCCACGAGCTCTTCGGCTCGGTGTTCCACATCACCTCGGCGACATAGGCTTCATTCAGAATTTTGATGAAGTCTGCCCCCCTCGCGCTCGTCAAGCTGACGGGTGGGAAGGGTATCTGCCGCTTGCGGCAGTGAGCGTTGCTAAAAGGCAACCTTTCGAAGGACTTGGCCTATTGCTAGACCGAGTCAGGCGTTCGTCAGACCGAGCGTATGGTAATTTCTACACGCTCAGAGGCCGAACCAGCATTTCGATAAAACGAGTGCTGGTCCATCAGTG